AAAGAGCTGTTGCAATAGGTGCAGTAAGTACACTGTCAGGTTATAATGTAGGTAATGCCGCAGGACTTGGTGCATATGATAACCTTACTGTAAATGAAAAAACAATAGTTAGAAACGAAGTTGATCAATTACTAAGTAATGAAGATCCCAAGATGCTATCCATTACCAACTCTATAGTCACTAAATACAGAGAAGCACAATCAGGCAGTAGTACTATTGCCGCACAAAAGAATCCATTAGGAAACGTATAATATGGCAAATAATTTACCAGCAGTTAAAGCACAAGATAGTGGTGCTGAAGTTAAAGAATTTTTCAATCAATACTTAACAGAAAAAACTTCTTATCCAGCAAATGATGTTGACGCAGTAATAGGCTTTTTTGAAAACAGAGGCTTTGAAAAATCAAGTGCTATTGCAGTAGGTACAGCAATCTTAAATCAAGCAAAAGTAGATGACATAAATGTGTTTGAACTTATTGATACACTAAAAGGTATAAATGCAACACAAATGAGTGATATCATTGCTAACATACTAAACTACAGTAGAGAAAAAACAAGCACACTTGGTTTTAAAGTAACTTCAAATTACGAAAAAATTGAAAAGCGAAACATCATATACTAAAATGCCATGGGAAGATTTGCACAGGGAAAATATAGTCTCAAAAATCCTGAGAAGTATATAGGTACAAAAACACCAACTTATAGAAGTAGTTGGGAGTTTACGTTTATGCGTTTTTGCGACGAACACCCAAGTGTTGCTAAGTGGGCTAGTGAAGCAATTAAAATACCATACAAAAATCCATTAACCGGAAAGCATACAATATATGTTCCGGACTTCTTTATTGCATATGCAGACCGTAAAGGCAAGCAACGTGTAGAACTAATAGAAGTAAAACCAGAGAATCAAGCAGTAAAAGAAAAACTAGGTCGAAGTAAGCATAACCAAGCATCTTGGGTCGTTAACCAAGCAAAATGGGAAGCCGCAAGGGCATATTGTAAACAAAAAGGTATATTTTTTAGAGTTATAACAGAACAAGATATATTCCATAACGGCAAAAGACGATAAATAATAGTAGCATATAATGGTATAGGACACATGACCAAAAAACTAGAAGATTTACTCAACATGCCTGATTCGAAAGAAATTATACAACAGGCAGAAAAACAAGAAAAAGCGCAAGCTAAACACGAAGTAGCTCATGAAGATAGTTTTCGTGATATAGCAGAGTTTGATAAAATTACTAGTGCATTACCAGCCGTTAAAGGCTTAGGTGATAAAGCAGATAGTGAGCTAAATGAAATAGCAGATAAAGCACTTGAAGCATATGATGATTTAATGAATCTTGGTATGAATGTAGAAAGTCGTTATAGCGGCAGAGTATTTGAAGTTGCTGGAGGACTACTTAAAACAGGACTAGATGCAAAGGTAGCAAAACTTAATAATAAGTTAAAAATGGTTGAACTACAACTTAGAAAAGAAAAGCAAGATAAAGACAGCGGTGTTACAGAAGACGGTATGATTGCTGGAGAAGGCTATGTTGTAACAGATCGCAACAGCCTCTTAGAAAAGCTCAAAGGACTCGATAAGGATAAATAACTTATATAGGATGGATAATATGGAAACACGATTTCAAGAATTGCTAAACGAGTCTAAAAAGACTTATGCATTTAAAATAGGTATTGCAGGTAATTTACCTGAAGGTTGCGAAGACAGCATCAAAACATGCTTACAAAAGTATGATGTTGCTAGTATGAGCAAAGGTAAAAAGACCCCTATTACAGAACGTCCGTTAGATTTTCCACAATTAGAAAACATGGAAGTTACATACTTCGAAGTTGAACTTAACTATCCTTCCACACAACAAGTATTACAAGAGTATATTGGACAGTGCTGTAACATAGATCAAGCACATATCATTGTAAGAAATCCATTAGAGATGCAAGAGAAGTATCAGGAAATGCCTGAAGACACTGTGTATCAAGCAAAGTTAACAACAGAAGACATGGGTGGCGAAAGCGCACAAGATTCAGTTGGTGAAAACAGAGTAATGGAATTGTTAAAAGAACTTGAAAAAGTAAAAACAGAACGTGAGCACGATCCAAGTGCGGCGGTATCGGAGACAAAATAATGAATATGAAAAAGTTAATAGAGTCGATTGATGTTGCACAGGAAGGCTTACCAATGCCTATGCCTAGTCCAGCACCAGAGATGGACAAAGGTAACCCAGTAACAATGAATGTATCAATGAATGCAAGCGGCAAAGAACATGTTGCAGATTTAATTGATATGATGAAAAACGCAGGCATGGAAGGCGCTAAAGAAGTTGACGCTGATATTATGCCAATGCGTAGAGACATGGAAAGATTACGTGACATAGTTAAAGGTCCAGATATGGATAAAGATATGGACGATCTTAAACCAGGCGTACAAGACGAACCATGTGATAATTGCGGTAAGCAACATGTTGGTGCAAGTAGTTGTATGGACGATATTGAAGCTGATGAAGCATATGCTAACGAACCAGATGAAAAATACGGTGCGATTGACGATGTAATTAATTCAGGTGATGATTTACATAAGTCTAAAGCGGCATATCCTGCAACACAGGGTGGCGACAATCCAATGGCGTTACAAGACGAAATTAAAGAAAAATTAGCGGCTAGACTCAAAGAGTTAATGGCTGGCGATGTAGAAGAAGCAGGCGACCACGATCATGATGATGACGAAGAACATGATTGTCCAGAATGCGGTGCTCCAGGCAAAAAGAAATTAATGGCTTGCGGCTCTTGCGGCTGTAGCTAAAATACACAAATTCAATAGGGCTTCCGGGCCCTATTTTTTTGAGTAAATACAGTATGAGCAAGAGTTTAGACGGTGTCCTTACCAAAAAGGCCAATCAAACAGAAACATTTAGCGAAGCACAAATTGCTGACTTACTAGCATGTACAGATCCTAACGAAGGTTACTTGTACTTTGCTAAGAAGTTTGCTTACATACAACACCCTGTACAAGGTAAGTTGTTGTTTGATCCTTATGAGTATCAGTTGCGTTTGATGCACAGTTATCACAACTATCGCTTTAATATAAACATGATGCCTAGACAAACAGGTAAAACTACATGTGCGGCAATATACCTAGCATGGTATGCAATGTTTGTACCTGATCAAACTATACTAATTGCGGCACACAAGTACACAGGTGCTCAAGAGATTATGGCACGTATACGTTACATATATGAAACGTGTGAAGATCATATTAGAGCAGGTGTTACAAGTTATAATAAAGGCTCAATTGAATTTGAAAATGGTAGTAGAATTGTATCACAAACAACTACTGGAAATACTGGACGTGGTATGTCCATATCATTACTATACTGTGACGAGTTTGCATTTGTGCAACCTAACATCGCAGAAGAGTTTTGGACATCAATATCACCTACACTAGCAACAGGTGGTCGTGCTATTATTACTAGCACACCTAACAGTGATGAAGATACATTTGCTACTATTTGGAAACAAGCAGAAGAAAAGTTTGATGCACATGGCAATGAGCAAGAACTAGGATCAAATGGCTTTCATAGTTTTGTTGCAGAATGGCAAGAACATCCAGACAGAGACGAAGAGTGGAAAGAAGCAGAAATTGGACGTATAGGCGAAGAAAAGTTTAGACGTGAGTATGGTTGTGAATTCCTAGTATTTGACGAAACACTTATTAACAGTATTAAGTTGGCCGCAATGGATGGTAAAAATCCTATATTAAATATGGGTCAGACTCGCTGGTATAAAAAGCCAAGCTCAGAGTTTACATATGCAGTTGCACTAGATCCAAGTATGGGTACAGGCGGAGATAATGCCGCAATCGAAGTATTTGAATTACCTAGTTATGAACAAGTAGCAGAGTGGCAACATAACCAAACAGGCATTCCAGGACAAGTTAGAGTATTAAGTGATATATGTAATTACATTGCTACTGAAACTAAGTCTGATACTAATGTATATTGGAGTGTAGAAAACAATGGTATAGGTGAAGCCGCACTTATTGTTATTAATGACTTTGGTGAAGAAAACATACCAGGACTATTTGTAAGTGAACCTATACGTAAAGGACATGTACGTAAGTTCCGCAAAGGCTTTAATACTACACACGGTACAAAAATTACTGCATGTAGTAGACTTAAAACTATGATAGAAAACGATAAAATGTCTATAACAAGTAAACCTTTATTATCAGAACTAAAAGGATTTGTTGCAACAGGATCAAGTTTCCAAGCAAAATCAGGAATGACAGATGATCTAGTAAGTGCTACATTACTTGCTATAAGAATGATGGCTGTTCTCAAAGACTGGGATCCAAGAGTGTATAATACATTCAATCAAGCCGAACAAGATGAAGATTATGAAGCACCAATGCCGATCTTCATTAGTAGTAACTATTGATAAATACATTTATGCAGAATTTAGACGTAACAGCAGAAGAACTATTTAATAAGATACGTGGACGCTTTCCAAGTATTACAATTGGTGATGCTGAAGGCAATGTAACTAACGAACCTAAACTAGGTAGATACTTTGATTTTGACTTTGTAAATGAAGGTCGTCCAATTGGTAAAGTTAGTGTAAGTCTAGATGAAAAAAGTGTGGCAGTAGTATACGGTGGCGACTTAGTTGCTACTGAGTCTGATATAGCAAAAAAAGGCTGGTACGATTTCTTAAAAGAACTACGCATGTTTGCAAGAAAACGAACACTAGAATTTGACACAAGAGACATAACAAAATCTAATTTAGATCAAAGAGATTACAAATTTTTGGCAAAGAATCGTGACGGGGATAACGGAATGAACGAATCAAAATTATATGGCACATCAAGACAGTCTTATCAAGACTTTGATGGAGCACGTTTAATGATCAAACATACAGAAGGTGTTGATCAAGAAGCCAGTGCAGGACGCACTAGAAAAATTGGCGCAATATATGTTGAAAGCTCAGAGGGTGAAAGATTTAAATATCCTTTCAAACATCTTACTGGTGCAAGAG